CAGTCAGAAAGCCCTAGACACAGAGCTAAGAGCACGTATTGATGCACTGTCGCTGACTATACATCCAATGTTAGCCATTGACGCAACACGCCTGCCTAGAGGCAGTAAACCCGAAGTGCGTCCGGGTAAAATGATACTAACAAACGGTGACCCTCGTGAAGTACTACAACCTTTTAATTTTGGACAAGTGGGGCAGATTACTTTTGCACAAGCTGCAAGTCTGCAACAAATGGTACAGCAAGCAACAGGAGCTGTTGATAGCGCCGGTATTGCTGGACAAGTTAATGGCGAAGCGACTGCCGCAGGAATAAGCATGTCGTTAGGCGCGATTATTAAGCGTCACAAACGTACCCTGATTAATTTCCAGCAGTCCTTCCTGTTGCCTTTTGTTACTAAGGCTGCACACAGGTATATGCAGTTTGATCCTGAAAACTATCCAGTAGGTGACTATAAATTTAACGCTACTAGCACTTTAGGTATTATTGCTCGTGAGTACGAAGTAACACAACTTGTGCAACTTCTTCAAACGATGAAACAAGACTCGCCAATTTACCCTGTATTAATTGAAAGCATTATTGACAATATGAACTTGTCCAATCGTGATGAACTTATTGCGGCTATGCAACAAGCGTCACAACCGAACCCGCAAGCTCAAGAAATGGCTATGCAAGCACAACAAGCACAGCTTGAGTTCCAGAAAAGCCAAACTAACGCGCTTAATGCACAAGCGCAAGAGTCGCAAGCTAGAGCGTCTAAGTACATGATAGACGCTCAAATTGCTCCTCAAGAACTAGAAATAGATAAAATAGAAGCAATTACTAGAAACTTACGAGAAGGCGATCAAGATGATAAAGAATTTGAACGCCGTCTTAAAGTGGCTAACACCGTTCTAAAGGAAAAAGCAATAGAGGCAAAAACCAATGTTAATGACGCAACGCGAACTAGACAACCTTCTCAACCAGATCAACCAAGCGTTCAAGACGCACTTCGACAAGCTGGAAACACTGGAAATCAAAGTGGAGGAATTAGTTAATGAGCAAGAAAAAAGATCCACGACTGGCAAGAGCAGGAGTAAGCGGGTTCAACAAACCAAAGAGAACACCTAACCACCCAAAAAAAAGCCACGTAGTTGTTGCCAAAGAAGGCGACAAAGTTAAAACTATTCGATTCGGACAACAAGGAGTATCAGGTGCTGGAAAAAATCCTACTACAGATAAGGAAAAAGCTAGACGAAAGTCTTTTAAAGCTCGACACGCTGGAAACATTAGTCGAGGAAAAATGTCAGCAGCTTATTGGGCTAATAAAGTTAAGTGGTGAAGAATGAACTATAATTCTAAAGTAAAAGAATCTTTAAATAGTTGTTTTAAACATTTACATTTAAAAGGAAACTCTTCTGAAAAAGTCATTGTAATGTACTCAGGAGGTATGGATAGCGTTAGTTTACTTTGGAATTTATTAGAACACACAGAACAACAAATTTATGTACATGCAATTCATTTGCATAACGCAGAAGGAAGACATAAAGCAGAAGCTAAAGCTATTTTAGACAGCATTAAGTATATACAAGAAAATCAAAGAAGTTTTACATTTTCTTCTTCTGTGTATTCTTGGCTTGCTAAAGGATGCGGCGGTAGAGACATGGCTCTTGCTTTGTTTCAGTCAATGCGAGTAGCAGCAGGCTTAGGTATAGCGCCAACGGCTGTTTACACTGGTGACTACAACATGGCGAAAGAAGAATCTGCTGAAGCATACGGCTTGTTAAATGCATTAAGCACAGGAAAACGGTTTAAGCCTGTATGGGCTACGCCGTTTGACTATATGACAAAAACATCCGTAGAAAGAAGCAAAGGTATCTATTTAAGCATGCCTGAACCTTTACGCAAAATGTATTGGTCATGTAGGCGTCCTACAGAACTAAATAATGAGTTTATGGTGTGTGGTGAATGCCACGCTTGTGTGCGTCAAAAAGCAATGAAGGAGAGTTTAAAATGCCAAAAGTAGGAAAAAAAGAATATCCGTACACCGCTAAGGGTATGGCTATGGCTAAAGCAAAAGCAAAGAAAACAGGACAGAAGGTAAGCTATGGCAAAACAAAAAGCAAAGCCAAAAGGAAGTCCTAAACCTACTAATCCTTCGCTGTATAGTCGTGTTAAAGCTGAAGCAAAGAAAAAGTTTGACGTATGGCCTAGCGCCTATGCGTCTGCTTGGCTGACAAAAGAATATAAAAAACGCGGTGGAGGTTATCGTGGCTAAGTCTAAAGGAGGTCTTACCAAGTGGTTTAATGAAGAATGGGTAGACCTTAAGACTGGTAAAGAGTGTGGACGCAAATCTGCTAAAAACTCTAAGCGTCCCTATCCATCTTGTCGTCCTAAAGCGGTAGCAGAAAAAATGACAGCGGCTGAAAAAGCTAAGTCTAAAGCTAAAAAGACTGGGCCAGCCAAAGTTAAGCATTCTGTTACAGCATCAGGCAGACGAAGAAAAACCGGTAAAAATACCAAAAGGAAATCCTAAGCCGTTGCAGCAAAGATGCAGAGATTAACGAATCTATTCTCCGCAAACGAAGCGGATCAGCGCGTGTTAAACACTCCGTTACCGCGTTAGGCAAAAGAAAAAAGACTGGTAAAAATACCAAAAGGACTTGACTTTTACTGTAAAATGTGGTATAATATATAGTGTATAGTAACTAATGAGACAACCTTATGGCCTCACTTAACCGTGAAGAAGAATTATATTATAACAATTATTTTGATTTGTTTCGCTCAAATGGTTGGCAACAGTTAATTGCAGAATTAACTACCAACGCTGTTACTGTTAATAGTTTAGAAACTGTTAAAGATGAAGCTGATATGCACTTTCGAAAAGGTCAGCTAAACATTATAGGCAGTATTCTAAATTTAGAAACTATGATTAATAACTCATTTGAAGAACAAACACAGAATGATTAAAGTTTTTGATTTCCGTTGTACTAACGGACACGTTTTTGAAGAATTTGTAGACAGTGATGTTACAACCAGTAGGTGCGGTTGTGGCGCAAACGCTACAAAAATACCATCAGCAACGCAGTGCGTACTAGAAGGTGCATCCGGTGATTTTCCGGGAAGGCACATGAAATGGGTACGAGAACACGAAAAAGCTGGTAAAACTCCATAACCATTAGGCGGGGAACATTTAATAATGTCACGAGCACAACTCATTGATGAGCGCCAAGAAGAAATTAACGAAAACAACGAAGCACAACAACAACAAGAACTAGAGTCTCAAAAAGAGAAAACTCAACTAGAACCTAAAGTCCCTGAAAAATATCAAGGTAAATCTCTTGAAGATGTTGTTCAAATGCATCAAGAGGCTGAAAAACTTTTAGGTAAACAAAGTTCTGAAGTTGGTGAATTACGTAAAGTCGTTGATGACTATATTCAGGCACAACTCGCACAGCAACAAGCACCTGTAGAAAAAGAAGACGAAGATATTGACTTTTTTACAGATCCTAAAACTGCTGTTAGAAAAGCAATAGAGAACCATCCTAAGATCCGAGAAGCCGAAGAGTATTCTCAGAAATACAAAAAGCAAGCAACGATGAGTCAGCTACAAGCAGACCATCCTGATATGCAACAAATTTTGCAAGACCCTAAGTTTGCAGAATGGGTTAAAGGATCTAAGATACGTACTCAGTTATTTGTACAAGCAGACCAACAATATGATTACGACGCTGCCAACGAATTGTTTTCAATCTGGAAAGAAAGAAATCAAGTAGCTACCAAAACTGCTGCCGTTGAAAAACAAGCACGTAAACAACAAGTTAAATCTGCAAATACAGGAACAGCTAGAGGAACAGGAGAAAAGACGCGCAAAAAAGTATATCGTCGTTCTGATATTATTAAATTAATGAAGACCGATCCAGAGCGTTACCAAGCATTATCACAAGAAATTTTTAATGCGTATGCCGAGGGTCGCGTCAAATAGCCTAATTAAGGAGATTTATTATGGCTGGCGAAACCTCTGCTGTATACCCTACAGCTAACGCGATTGTTGATAAGACTGCTGCAGCAACTTTTATTCCAGAAATCTGGAGTGATGAAGTCATTGCGGCGTACCAAAAAAACCTAAAAATGTCCCCTCTGGTCAAGAAGATTTCTATGACTGGCAAGAAGGGTGACACCATTCACGTACCTAAGCCTATCCGTGGTGCTGCTTCTGCCAAGGGTGAGTCTGCTGCTGTAACGATTCAGGCTAATCTTGAGGAAGAGCTGCAAATCGCTATTAATCGTCACTTAGAGTACTCACGCTTCATCGAAGATATTGTTGAGACTCAGGCGCTTAACAGCTTGCGTCAGTTCTACACTGAAGACGCTGGTTATCAGTTGGCCCTGAAGGTTGACACCGACCTGATGAACGCTGCTACTGGCTTCGGTAACGGAACTAAGACGTTTGCTCCTGCAAACACTGGTGCTGACTGGGTTGCTTCTAACACCTACTACAGCAATGCCGCTCTTGGTATCGCCGCTTATGCTGTTGACACGGTAACGTCTGGTGATAACTTCACTGATCTTGCTTTCCGACAGCTAATCAAAGAGATGGACGACGCTGACGTACCGATGGAAAATCGTGCGCTTATCGTTCCTCCTGCGGCTCGTTCAACGATCATGGGCATCGACCGTTACGTGTCTTCGGATTTCGTAAATGGTCGTGGTGTTGAGTCAGGACTGATCGGAAACCTTTACGGCGTAGACGTATACGTTTCTTCTAACTGTCCTGTCATTGAAGTTGCTGCTCAAAACACTGCTTCAACTCTCGACACTCGTGGTTGCTTGTTCTTCCACAAGGACGCTATTGTTCACGCAGAGCAAATGGCTGTTCGTTCGCAGACTCAGTACAAGCAAGAGTACTTGTCTACTCTGTACACTGCTGACACCCTCTACGGTGTTGAGGTCTACCGACCCGAAGCAGGTTTCGTACTGGCTATTGCCGACCAGTAAGCGTAACGATCTAGGGGTCAGCAATGGCCCCTTTTCCCTTTCTTTTGTTTGTTTCTGTAGGAGCAGTGTATGCCTATTTTTCGTGGCGAAGGTGGTTCAGGTGATTCTAGCACAGACGCTTATGCCTCCGAAATAGCCGGATACGCTAACACCGCTTCTACAAAAGCAGACGAAGCTGCTGCATCAGCAAGCGCAGCATCCACTAGCGCGTCTAACGCTGCTACGTCTGAATCTAACGCATCTACCAGCGCATCTAACGCGTCTACTTCTGCGTCTAATGCTGCCACTTCAGAAACAAACGCAGCAGCCTCCTACGATTCTTTTGATGATCGTTACTTAGGTGCTAAAACTTCTGACCCTACACTAGATAACGACGGAGACGCCTTGTTAACCGGCGCTCTGTACTTCAACAGCACTAGTAATGAAATGAAAGTTTACAACGGATCTTCGTGGGACGTTGTAACTGGAGGCGGTGGCTTAGGTACTGTTACAAGTGTAGCTATGACAGTCCCTACTGGGTTGTCCGTTAGCGGCTCTCCCGTAACGTCTAGCGGAACTCTAGCGGTTACTTATACTGCTGGCTACTCTATTCCAACAACAGCAAAACAAACGCAGTGGGACACAGCTTACGGCTGGGGTGACCACAGTGTTGCTGGGTATCTTACTAGCTTTACGGAAACCAATGATTTAACTGCTGCCGTTACGTGGGCTAACGTCCCTGACGCTAATATTACGCAGTCTAGCGTTACTCAACATCAGGCTGCGCTCAGCATTACAGAGTCACAAATCAGTGATTTAGGCTCCTATATTACTGCTTCGTCTGTTGACACGCTGACAAACAAATCAGGAAACATTAGTCAGTGGACAAACGATAGCGGATACTTAACTAGCTACACGGAAACAGACCCAGTAGTAGGCGCAATCACAGGTATT